CGAGGGATACGAGCTCGACGTTGCTCGGGCCAATCAGGTGATCCAAAAGATCAAGGACGGCAGTTTCATTCTTGAGCCCCCGCGCCCGCTATTCCCGGGCGAGGGCGTCGATCCCGTAACAGGTCAGCCCCCAATGGACCTCAATACCGGGCAGCCAATTTCCGAGGCGCCCGGTTGGATGCCACGTCCATTCGACAACATTCGTGTTCACAAGACGGTGTTTGAGGATTGGATGAAAACGTCCGACTACGAATCACTCCCACCGGAAGCACGATCAGGGGCTAACGAGTATTACCAAGCCCTTCTAAGTCTTGAGGCGGCAGAAGCGCAGCGCGCCGCCCAGCTCCAACAGCAGCAGGCACAGGATCAGGGGATGTTCAACGCAGCGAAGCCGCAGCAGGCTTCACCGCTCCCCTCTCTGCCCGGTGCTGGTGGTGAAGCAGCACCCCAATAACCACGGACAAGTCTTAGCCCCGGCAAAAGGCCGATAAGGCGGCGACCCCGTAGAAGGAGAAGTGAAGTGGCAGACGAACAGCAGGCCCCTCTAGGAGAGGACAAGCCAGAAGTTCTCGAGCAGGCCCCCGACTCATTTGGAGAGGGACAAGCCGAAACCCCGAAAGAGTTTTTCTCAGACTCTTTCAACCCCGATGAAATCCCCGAGGAATTGCGCGGCGCTTACGATTCAATGCGCGCCGACTACACACGCAAGACTCAGGAGATCGCGGAGCAGCGCAGAGAAGCCGAACAGGCTCAGTCCTTGATTAGCTCTCTGCAAAATCCCCTCACGCAGGCCGAGGCCCTCAGGGCGCTTGGTTTGGAGCTTGACGAGGGAGACGACGCACTCTCATCCAACGAGGACGAATATGTTGATCCAGAGGACGAAATCCGACAGATCAAGGCATACCTCGCGGAACAGGAGCAGGAAAAGGTCATAATGCAGGCCGAGGAGGCTTTCCTCGACAACCTCGCAAGAGACATAGACGGACTCGAGCAGCGCGAAAAGCGTCAGCTCACAGACGACGAACAGGCATTTATTCTCTCCCACGCGCAGGCTCAGCTTGCCGACGGTGAGACGCCAAACGTCCAAGCCGCCTACGCAATGCTAAACAACATTGCTACTTCCGCTCGTGAGAGATACGTTGCCTCCAAGAAGCAGGCTCCTCTTGCGCCGCTGGGAGCTCCCGGGGACAAGAAAATCAACCTAGACGATCCTGAGGAGCGCGTTCAGGCCCTTGCCCGCATTGCGGAAGCAAACCTGTCGCAGGACTAGGATCGTCGTAACTCACGAAGGAGCGTTGTAAATGCCAGCAACACTAAGCGCATACAACGACGCCCTGAAGCGGATTTACACGTCCGATCGCCTCGAGGAGCAGCTCTACAACGGCACTCCGTTCCTCGACAAGATCGAGCGCACGACCCGCTTCAAGGTCGGTGAGGTTGCAAGGACGCCGCTGCACGTTTCCCGAAACGGCGGCTACACCGTCCTGCCCAGCACGGGCGGCAACCTCAACACAGCAGGAAACCAGGGCATCAGCAAGGCCGAGTGGAACTACACGAACCACCACCAGCAGGTAGCCCTCCAAGGCAGCGTTATTGACGGAACCGAGGGCGATGCCCTGTCCGTTGCTAACGCCCTCGACACCGAAATCAGCGGCGCGCTGACTGACCTTCGCAGGCAGTTGACCCGTCAGCTTTTCGGCAATGGTGACTCGTTCATTGCGCAATGCAAGGCGAGCTCATCGAACGCAGTTGACCTCAACACAACCTCCGGCGGAAACGCGATCAAGCGTGGCTGGATTTTCGTTGGTCAGCAGGTAGATGTTGGAACCACCTCGAGCCCAGCAACGATCGTGAACGGCGGAACTGTTACCGCTGTTGACGAGAGCAACGTTGCGTTCACGGTCGATACCGGCAACATCACCACGGAAGGCACGACTCACTACGTATCCAACAAGGGATCGCGTAGCGGCTCGACCTCCTACGAAATGAACGGTCTGCGGAACATTGTTTCCACTTCCGCCGTTCTGGGATCACTCGATCCGGCTACTCAGCCGGTGTGGAGCGCAGCAAGCGTGGACACCACCTCGCAGGCTCTCTCCCTGTCGCTGATCCTCCAGCAGCAGCAGTCGGTTCGCCAGAAGGCAGGAGATGATCCTGATTTTGTGCTGACCGGTCTGAAGCAGCAGCGCAAGTTCTACGAGCTGTTGCAGTCGCAGGTTCGCTATCAGTCCGACGCCCAGATCAACGCTGGTGCCGACGACGTAGCCAAGTGGCACGGTCTCTCCATCGAGGCGCACGCAGATTGCCCCGATGAGGACCTCTACGTAGGCAAGATGAAAAATCTTTTCATCGTTGCCACGGAGAAGCCATATTGGCAAAACAAGCTGACAGGTGGTGAGATTTTGTCGTGGGTGCAGGGCACCGATTCCTACGGCGCAAAGCTCACTTACCGGATTCAGCTCGCTACCAACCGACGCAACGCCTTTGCGCGTCTCGGCGGTCTGTCGTAGCAACTAGCGGAAACAGGGTCGGGGCTTTTGCCCCGGCCCGTTTTCGCGTTCTCTTACAAACTTTCAGAAAGGAGCAGCCACGTGAGCATTGACACCTTTGGGCTTTTGCCCCCGGATATTCGCGCCAACGTCGAGCGTGACGAAATGGTTGACCGGCAAATGGGCAAGGCGCAAGCTTTGGCAGACGCTTTGATTGCTCACGATCCGCAGCTCCGACTTGTTTTCTTTGGCGATCGTTCCGAACCAATCTACGGAATCAAGCCCGGTCGCTGGCACGTTCAACGGCTCAATCAGGGGACGGCAGATACCTATATGCCAATCACAACTCCCGATGGCGGCTACCGCGAGCCCGACTTTGGTGTGCTCGAGGAGATTCGTCAGCGCGACCTTTGGCGCCCCGGCGCTCTCAACGATCGTCTCAGCAACAAAGAAACCGTCAGCACAACCGATGCCGAGGCTCGAGCGGAGGAAACCGCTCATACTATTCGCGCCGCTAAGCGCGTTGCCGGGGACGGCGGTATCCACAAGCGCAAGTGGGGTCGCGGCAAGATCAAAGGAGTCGTAGGGTGAGCAGAAATCTAGGAGACCTTCGCACAGAGCTTGCCGCCAGAGGGTTCGACTACCTCTCCGACAGCCGACTCAATCAGTTTGTCAACGACGCCTACGTAGTTGACGTATGCGGTTCTAATGATTGGCCGTTTCTTGAGGCCATCACGTCGGGCACCGCGCCGCTAAGCGTTTCTGATTTGCAAACGATTGAGTGGGTAATTGACACTACCGGCCAATACAAGCTTCACCCGCTTGACCGGCGCAACATCACCGACAATAACTATTCGGTGGATCAAGAGGGCGCGCCTCAGTTCTATTACGTGACCGGCGGCGACACCATTCATTGCTTTCCCAAGATGGATGCTCACGAGCTTTCCGTTCGCTATTGGAAGGTTCCTGATTCTTTGACCAACGACGCCGATGAGCCTTTGGTTCCAGAGCGTTTTCGCTCAATCATTGTGGAGGGCGCAGTTCGACGCGCTTACGAGGACGACGACGAATGGGAGCTCGCCGCAGCGTCGGAGCAGCGATTTGATATTCGTTTGCGCGCGATGGCAGAGAATCTGCTTTCGCAGCAGCACGACGAGCCTGACGACTACATTGTAAACCGCGACCTCATCAAGTGGTGAGCGGCAGCGTCGTTGCAGTAGCGGGGTTTAGCGGGGGTCTCAATCTTCGAGACGCCGTTGACGCCGTTGATCCAACGCAGGCGATCGACGCAATGAACGTTGAGTTTACGTTGAAGGGTGCTGTGCGTCAGCGTCCCGGCTACGACAACTTTACGACTAGCGCGCTTACGGCTAGGCCCACAAACGTCGAGTCCTACTACAACGCGGCAGGCACGGTTGCTCAGATTGTTACCGGCAGCTCTACCCGGCTCGACACCGTTGGATCGGACGGCGCGGTTGTAGCTTCAGCAACCGGTTTGACCGCTGGCGAGCCTTGGAGCTTTGCGCGCTTTGCCTCTCCGGCAAACGACTACGTTTACGCTGGCAATGGTTGGAACGAATTGCGGCGCTGGAACGGGACCTCTTGGAGCACCGTTACCGGGTCGCCCTACGCTGCTTTGCTTGACTCGACTCAAGAGGGCAAGCTGGGTGGGCGCTTGGTGGCAGCAGGCGTCAAGTCCGGCACAACCTTTGCGGGACAAACCGCCACGCCTTCTCACGTGTTTTTCTCCGACGGCGCCGATCCGACGGCTTGGACCGCCGGAAATTACGTGCAGCTTTCTCCGGGCGACGGCGAAAAAGTTACCGCAATGGCGGCGTGGCAAGACGGGCTCTATGTATTCAAGGAGTCTAAGTTCTTCAAGTTTTACGGAGTAACCGACGTGAGCGGAACCGCTCGCTTTGACTACTACCCGATCAACACCGGCGTAGGTTGCGTTGGTCCTCGAGCCATTGCCGCGGGCTCAGACGGACTTTACTTTGCCGATCGCAAAGGCATTTATCGCACGCGCGGGCAGGCCCCCGAGCGCATTTCAGATGCCA